AGTAAAAATATGATTGGTTTTAAAGATTATTTGTTCGAACGCGAAGAGGGTGCTGGTCTGACCATTTGGGACATAGACGAGACCCTCTTCAACACTAAAGCACTCATCTATGTAATGAAGGGTGGAGAACTGGTTCGGAAACTTACCAATCAAGAATTTAACACCTACAAGTTGAGTGCTGGCGAATCTTTCGACTTCCGCGAATTCCGCGATGCTCGCCACTTCCGCGATACCTCTGAACCTATCGCTCGAGCGATCCGTAAGTTGATCGCCATCCATAAGAACGTCAAAGCAAAAGGCAGCAAGATGATTGTTATCACTGCTCGTGCTGACTTTGATGACCGTGACATGTTCCTAGACACCTTCCGCAAACAAGGCATTGACATTGACGATATCCACGTGCATCGCGCTGGTAATCTTAATGCTCCCAACTCTGCTGAAGGTAAAAAGATTTACATTAAACAATATCTCGATACAGGTAAGTATGCTCGTGTTCGTCTGTTTGACGACGCGATCTCGAATCTTGAGATGTTGAAGGGATTGGCATCTGAATATCCCAATGTAAAGTTTGAAGCATATCTTGCCCACCATGATGGCACGATGACACGTTATTAAGGAGAAGAATGATGAATAAGGTTGTTTCAAGTTTGATTGCTCTCGCCGTAGTTGCGACTCCTGTTGCTGCTGAAGCAAAGCATCGTGACGGTAATCGTGGTGAACGTCATCACTCTCGCATTAGCACTGGCGAGGCAATCGCCATTGGTGTTGGTGCATTCATTCTCGGTGCTGCTACAAGTAGCAATCGTCGAGTTGAGGATGCTAAAGATCGCGAAGTTTACGATCGTGAATATGAGTATCACTATCGTCGTTCATATTGCCGCGAAGTCGTCAGCAGTGGTTATGACCGCTATGGTGACTACTATGAAAAGCGCACTGTTCGCTGCAATTAAAAAAAAGGGCTTGACTTTTTTGGCAAAATCGGGTAGAGTGAATTATATTGATTGATGAGGTTTTGTGATGTCTGTTTCTTCTAAGTCTACCCTTGCTAAGTTGCTCGCTACTGAGAATCTTCGTGTTGAACACCAGAAGGTTCCTACTGCGATGTTCGATCTCAAGAACCGCACCCTGATCCTTCCGATCTGGAAAGATATGTCGATTGACCTGTATGACCTGCTGATTGGTCACGAAGTTGGTCATGCTCTTTATACTCCTGCCAAGGGTTGGCACGGTGAGATTGACTCGCGTGGTATGGGCATCAAGTCTTACCTCAACGTTCTCGAAGATGCTCGTATCGAGCGTAAGATGAAGGATAAGTTTCCTGGTATCCGTCGCAACTTCTTCGCTGGTTATCAGGAACTGTTTGAAAATGATTTCTTCGGTGTCAAGAACCACGACCTGAACAAGTTGCGCTTCATTGACCGTATCAACCTTCACTACAAGGTTGGTGCTTTCCTGAATGTTAAGTTCTCGGAAGATGAACAGAAGTATATCGCTCGTATCGACGCGATGGAAACATGGGATGATGTTTCTGCTCTTGCCGCAGAACTCTACGAACTCGCCAAGTATGAACCTGACTACGAGATGAAACTCGATGACATGATGGACGGTCTTGGTGACTTCCAGATTGGTACTGGTGCGGAAAAGTCTGACGATTTTGGTTCGCATGGTGTTCCCAGCGAGTCGGATGCTGAACAGCAAGGTGATTCTTCCGAGTCTGGCGATGATGCTGAGTCCGGTGAAGAAAAGTCTGAAGGTGATGCAGGTTCTGACGATAAGTCTGACGATGACTCCGACGGTAAGACTGCTGGTACTCCTGATAAGGAAACTGATCAGGAGTCTGACGATGATGGTGAATCTGGTTCGATCGGTCAGAAGGTTGATGGTTCGAACGATGTCCCTACCTACAGCGATGATCCTGCGTCGATCACTGATCAGAACTTCCGTGAAATGGAAGATACTTTCATTGATGCCAACTCGCGTGAATATGCTTACGGTATTCTTCGTAAGGTGAACGTAAAGGATTACGTTGTTCCTATGGATTGGGTTGTTGAGAATATGCGACCAACGATTTATAAAGAGCATTATTCTACGACTCATCTGAATTATGATGAAATTGCTGCGGAAACCTTTACTGATTTCCGCAACAAGAACCAGAAGTATATCAATCTGATGGCGCAGGAATTTGAGATGCGTCGTCGCGCTGCTCAACTTTCTCGTGCTGCAACTGCTAAGACTGGTCGTCTCGATGTTGATCGAGTCTGGGCGCACAAGATCAGCGAAGACCTGTTCGCTCGCAACACTGTTGTTCCCGACGGTAAGAACCATGGTATGCTTCTGTTCCTGGATATGTCAGGTTCAATGTCGCGTAACATGAAGGGTACGATTGAGCAGTTGGTTACGCTGATGATGTTCTGCCGTAAGGTTCGTATCCCGTTTGAAGTTTACGGTTTCACGAATAACTGCTGTGTTCGCACTGCGTATCCTGCTGCTACTGAGAAACTTCATGCTCGTCATACCAATGCTCGTAATTCTGGTGCTAAGGAACTTGCTATCGGTGATAACTCGTTCTTCCTTCTGCAGTTTGTGTCGAACAACTGCTCTGTTGGTAAGTTCAACGAAGTAGTTCGCAATCTTCTGGTTGCTGCTGATGCATACGATTCCGCTCGTAGTTATCGTTACACTGGTAAGTATGTTTATCGTCTGCCTGAATTCATGTCTCTTGCTTCGACTCCTCTTGAGGAATCGATTCTCGTTGCTCGCACTATTGCTGATGAGTTTCGTGCTAAGAATCGTGTTGAGGTTCTCAATACTGTGTTCCTGACTGATGGTGATGGTGATAACAACGTAAACGTTGGTGGAAAGTATGGTCGGTTTAACATCACAGTTACCGATGCTGCTACGAACACCAATACGACTGTCAAGTATGATGATGACCTGCGTAATCAGATGCAGCAGGTTCTTCTCGAACTTTACAAGAAGGCGACTGGTTCGCGTCTTATCAACTTCTTCATCGCTGACTACAATCCTAAGTGGACTGCCAAGCGCATGTATAACCACGGTGCTGATTTTGATCAGAAGTGGAAGAACGAGTGGAAAGAAAAGTATTTCCATGTCAAGAGTTCTGCTGGTTTTGACGATCGCTTCCTGATTCCTGGTGGCAATGATCTCAAGATTGGCGACGATGTTCTGGATACTGATGCCACTGATGCGAAGCAACTTCGTAAGGCATTCGCTAAGTTCCAGAACACCAAGCAGAGCAACCGTGTTCTGCTCACTAAGATGATTCAAGCAGTCGCGTGATCATCGGAAGAGAGGGGGGATTTTTTCTCCCCTCTTTTTTTATCTTTTTTGATTTTAGGGCTTGACATTTTACCTAAAACGAGGTAGAGTGGAATATATTATGAATGGAGTGATGTTATGACTATGAACCGTGAAACCCTCGTTGAGTACCTTCGCAATAACAACACCAATGGTGGTGTTTTCCGCAAGCGCGAAGTCGTTGATGCTGCTGCTGCTCTTGGTATGAAGTATCCTGGTTGGATTTTCCAGCGCGATCGCATGATCAAGCGTGGAACTTATGACCTGTCGCCTTTGATGGCACCGATTTCTGCTGCCCCTGTTGCTGCTCCTGCCGCTGCTCCTAAGATGGTTATTCAACCGAAGTTGCAGACGGTCATCGAGAACCTTGTCCCGCAGGTTGACCCGACCTATGTTCCGTTCGGTTTCTATCGCGATCTGACGAAGGTTCTCAAGTCGCAGAACTTCTATCCGACGTTCATCTCAGGTCTTTCTGGTAACGGTAAGACCACCATGGTTGAACAGGCATGTGCCAAGTTGAAGCGCGAATGTATGCGTGTTAACATCTCGATTGAAACTGACGAAGACGATCTGATTGGTGGTAACACCCTCGTCGACGGTAACGTTGTTTACCGTGAAGGTCCAGTTCTCACTGCTATGAAGCGTGGTGCTATCCTCATCCTCGACGAAATCGACCGTGGTTCGAACAAGATGATGTGTCTTCAGGCAATCCTCGAAGGTAAACCATACTTCAACAAGAAGACTGGTGAGACCGTCTATCCGAAGGCAGGATTCAACGTCATCGCGACTGCCAACACCAAGGGTAAGGGTTCAGACGACGGTAAGTTTATGTCTGCTCAGATTCTCGACGATGCGTTCCTCGAACGTTTCGCAATCACCGTCGAGCAGGAATATCCCTCGGTCAAGATCGAAAAGCAGATCATCCTTAACAAGATGGAAAAAGCGAATGCGATCGACGAGGAATTCGCTGATAAGTTGGTTACTTGGGCGGATATTATCCGTAAGACCTTCTATGAAGGTGGTGTCGAGGAACTAATCTCGACTCGTCGTCTTGAGCACATCGTCAATGCTTTCGCGATGTTTGGTTCGCGTGCTAAGGCAATCGAACTGTGCGTCAATCGCTTTGACACTGACACCAAGTCTGCCTTCCTCGACCTCTATAAGAAGGTTGATGCTGGTGCCTCGGATGACAAGGCAGAAAATGATCAACCCTATTTCGATCCGAATGAAGAAGTCCCGTTCTAAGGAGATACAATGACAATTAAATACAAGTATAATGAGGGTGATCTGCTACGGCAGATCACCGACTACGTAAACTCCACCTACGATGAGCATTACTCGCAGAATAAGTTTCAGGCAACTGAGTTTATTATCGACGGTGGTCATGGTGAAGGGTTCACCATTGGAAATATCATGAAGTATGCTCAACGTTACGGTCACAAGGGAACACCCGAAGACTGGCGTAAGGATCTCATGAAGGTGATTCACTATGCGATTATCGCAATGTATGTGCATGACAAGGAGTATACTGAGGATAAAGATGACACAGTATATCGTCTAAGCACAATAACTGGTGGTGTAGTCAATCCTGGAGATACAATTACTCTGAGAACTGCAGATATTAATGGATACGCACCTGATTGGTCTGTGCATAACATGGGAACCAGTTCTCTATTGACTTCCGTTGATATTCCAGGTATAATCGATTTTACTGAACCGAACAGTAAGAAAATTAAAAAGAAGAAGGACTAATATATTATGAAGATTTCACATGACACACTTGCACTGTTGAAGAACTTTGCTGGTATCAATACAAACATTCTTGTTCGTCAGGGTAACGTTCTGTCGACTGTCAGTGCAGGTAAGAACATTCTTGCTCGTGCAACTATTACTGAGACTTTCGATCGTGAGTTTGCTGTTTACGATCTGAATAACTTTCTTGCGCTTCTGACTATCTGGGATAGTCCTGAGATTGACTTTGAAGAAATTGGTATGTTTCTTCGTAACGATCCGGAAGTATTTGAATATGGATATGCAGACCCCAGTGTTGTGACTGCTGCTCCTGATAAGACTCTTGAGATCGATCCATTCTTTACATTTACTCTGACCGCAGCAGACATTAACATGGTGCACAAGGCATCGTCTGTTCTTTCTGCCCCGACTATGAGTATTGTGTCTAAGGACGGGGTTGTTAAACTGACTGTATGTGATCCAAGCAATCCTCGTGCCAATGCATATCGTAAGGAACTAACTACTACTGATGTTGGTGACTTTGATTGTCGACTGAAGGTTGAGAATCTGAAGGTTGTTGGTGACGATTATACTGTTGCTCTTGGTCGTAAGAAGGCAATGCACTTCAAGAATACTACCAAGGATCTGGAATATTGGTTGGCAATGGAACCTGCGTCGGTAGTCTAATGTTTAGATATACAGTAACACTTACCAGACCGAATACTACAGTACCATTTCTCAACCCAGATTCGGATGCTGACACATTTGAATTTTTATCTAATGCAGCAAAAAATAATGTTGCGGTTGTTCAGTTATTTTCTGCTGACAATCTAACTTCCAAAATTGTTTTTTCTGCATATTCTGAAGAGGAGTGGAACGACTTTGCGAACCAATTTCTTTTCAAAGACGGTAAACTCAATGACAGTTGGTTTGTTCAAAATAATATTACGTATACAATTACAGAGGATTTTAAATAATGAGTAAGTTGGAAATTTCATTTAGTGCACGTGTTCCTTACGATAGTGATGACAATCATCTTAATCGTAATGTGAACATTGAGTTTGATCTCGATCTTGATAACAATCCTGGCGAAATCGTTCGGCAGTTTAACAAGTATCTTGCTCTGAACGACATCGATATTCGCGTGGTGGAGGCATAAATGGCAGAGAAGTTTAAAGTTAAGAACAAGTGGGATGATGAATCCCGTGAAGAGGAACTACCTGAAATTGTTCCTGCTGTAGTCTTCAAGACCCGTGTCCGTGATGACTCGATCGAAGGTCCAAACCCATTCCGTTGGGAAGATAAGACGACCTATGATTACTTCGCTGGTAAGCGTGTGGTTCTGTTCTCGCTTCCAGGTGCATTTACTCCAACCTGTTCCACGATGCAACTTCCTGGTTTCGAGCAGAAGTTTGCTGAGTTTAAGGCACTTGGTATCAAGGACATCTATTGTGTGTCGGTGAATGATGCCTTCGTGATGAATTGTTGGGCAAAGGATCAGAAGATCAAGAAGGTCAAGATGATTCCTGATGGTTCTGCTAACTTCACGTCTGCGATGCGGATGGATGTTTATAAGGACAATCTTGGTTTCGGTCGTCGTTCGTGGCGGTATGCCTGTGTTGTGAACAACGGTCAGATTGAGAAGTGGTTTATCGAAGGTGATGTTGTTGAAGACAACGCTGATTCAGATCCTTATGGTGTCACTTCTCCGGAAAACATTTTGAACTGGTTGCGCGAAAACTCGTGAAGGTTCTAATTACTGGACATGAAGGATTTATCGGGCGGAATGCTTTACGCATTCTGTCCGAGTCCTTTGAAGTAATTCCTTACGAAGGTGACATCCGCAATTTCAAAATCTCAGAATACTATGGTGCAGTATTACACCTCGCTGCTCTGGCAGGTGTTCGAAAGAGTTGGCAGAATCCTGAAGAATACTGGGACGTAAATGTTACAGGATCGATGCGAGTCTTTTCTGAATGTGACCGTCTTAATCTTCGTTGCGTATATGCATCTTCATCCTCGATCTATGAGTGGTGGCAGAATCCATATGCTACCACTAAGAAAGCAATGGAAGAAATTGCTCCAAAGTATTCTGTAGGAATGCGCTTCCATACAGTCTATGGTCCAGACTCTCGACCAGATATGTTCTATGACATGATGTTGAACAATAAGGTCGAGTATCTTACTGATCATAAACGTGACTGGACTCATGTTGAAGATGTTGTTTCCGCAATCAAAATTATATTGACAGATACCCGTATTCAGGGTAAGATGGATATTGGAACAGGAAATCCTGTTTCGGTTATCGACGTTGCTCGTGAGTTTGGATACCGAGATGTTCCTATTCGCGAAGTGACTGGTGAACGAATTGTCACTCATGCTGACAATTCAAAATTAAGAGACTTGGGATGGACTCCTAAGTTTGACATTATGAAGGAAGTGAAAAATGAACGCATCAAAAGAACAGTTTCTCTGGGTGGAGAAGTATCGTCCTCGTAAGTTGGATGATTGTATTCTCCCAGACGAACAACTTAATACCTTTCGTCAGTTCGTAGCATCTGGTGAAATTCCTAACATGCTTCTATGCGGTTCAGCAGGTGTTGGTAAGACTACCATCGCTCGTGCTATCTGCGAAGAACTTGAGTGCGATTATATTATCATCAACGGTTCAGAAGAATCAGGTATTGATGTTCTTCGCACTAAGATCCGAGAGTTCGCCTCGTCCGTTTCGTTTGGTGGTAAGACAAAGGTTGTTATCCTCGACGAGGCAGACTACCTAAACCCTAACTCGACCCAACCTGCGTTGCGCGCATTCATTGAAGAATATGCCAACAACTGTCGGTTTATCTTCACTTGTAATTTTAAGAACCGAATCATTGCTCCACTGCACAGTCGAACTGCTGTTATTGAGTTTAAGTTGACAAAGGCAGATCGCCCGAAGATGGCAGGTCGGTTCATGAAGCGACTCGCAGAAATCCTGAGTTCTGAAAATGTGCCATACGATGAGAAGGTTGTCGCTGAAGTTCTCAAGAAGCACTTCCCTGACTATCGCCGTGTGTTGAACGAACTTCAACGTTACAGCGTATCTGGTAATATCGACGAGGGTATTCTCGTCAACGTTCAAGAAGTCAACATGAAAGAACTTACTTCTTCGCTCAAGGCAAAGGACTTCAAGAAGATGCGGACTTGGGTTGTTGAAAATATTGACAATGATCCCAATCTTATCTTCCGTAAGATCTATGACACGATTCTTGATGAAGTCAAGTATCCTTCGCAGTTGGTTCTTCTTCTTGCAGATTATCAGTATAAGGCAGCGTTTGCTGCTAATCCTGAGATCAATCTGGTTGCTTGCCTTGCCGAAATTATGGCAGCGATGGAGTGGAAGTAATGACTGGGGTTCTCGACGGACTGGGAACTCCAAAAGTTGAATGCGATCCAGAGGAGTTTAAAGAAAAGAAGAAATCGATCTCACCGTTCGATTTTATCAAAGACATCAACTATGATAAAAAGAATCTCGTTGTAGATGAATGGTCAGAGAAGCAATACAATCCGTGGATTATTAATCGTGGATTAACCTTCAGTATTGACACTGTTCATCCTGCTAATGAAATGAATTGTCGACCCCACCTCGACAAAGCGATGCAAAACATGTATCTTATAAATACTATTCGCGCAAAGAAACGTTTTGACAAATGGATCAAAATTGAAGACGATGCCGAGGTGGAGATGATTAAAGAGTATTATGGTTATAGCAATGAAAAGGCTCGCCAAGCACTCGCAATTCTCTCTGAAGAACAAAAACAAAAAATAAAAGAGAAATTGTATAAAGGTGGAATGAGATGAGCGAAGATTTTTTTGACATTGATTATCCAGGGTATGCACCGCTGGAAGTCAATCTAAAGAATCCTGATGACTTTTTGAAGGTGCGCGAAACACTATCACGTATTGGTGTTGCTTCTAGAAAAGAAAAGATTCTTTATCAGTCATGCCATATTCTGCATAAGCAGGGTAGATATTTCATTGTCCACTTCAAGGAACTCTTTGCCCTTGATGGTAAAGATGCAGACTTCAGCGACAATGATTTACAACGTAGAAATACAGTTGCGCATTTACTTGCAGACTGGGGTTTGATTACTATTCTCAACCCAGAAATTCATGAGGATAAAGCACCTCTTAATCAAATTAAAGTCATTGCGTTCAAAGAAAAGAATGAGTGGGAACTTGTTCAGAAGTATAATATTGGACGCAAAAAATAATTGACTTTCTTCTAAAAAAATAGTATAAATAGAAGGTGCCATGCTTCGGATGGCACCTTTTTTTAACTCGCTTAATAGGAGAAAAATATGAGTTTTAAATTCGACCACACATTCGCACAAGTTCCAAACATCGATCGTTATTTCGTTGGCGCTGATCGCGTCATGAAGAAGTTGGCAGATATTGCTGATCAGTCGGTTCAAGTTGTGACGAAGTATCCCCCATACAATATTAAGAAGGTCGATGAAGACCGTTACGTTATCGAAATGGCAGTCGCTGGTTTCGGTAAGACGGATCTTGATATTGAATTACAAGAAGGCAAGTTGAGAGTCAGTGGCAACGTCAAGTCTGACGAAGATGCTGAATATCTTTACAAGGGAATTGCCGAGCGAGGTTTCACTCGCGAATTTACTCTTGCTGACAATGTCGAAGTCAAGAGTTCGTCTCTGGTAAATGGTATGCTGAAAGTTTGGCTTGAAGCATTTACCCCAGAGGAAAAGAAAGCAAAGAAGATTGACATTGCTGATTCTGATGTAGAAACTGGTGGTGCAGAATCCACCGCAGAGTTTCTTGCAGAACACAAGGAAAAGTAATGTTTAATCATAATTATGTTGTACCCATTTCTCGCGCTGCCCATGGTATCGTAGCAAGTTTGCTACTTATTATGGCATACGCGATACTAACTATCTAAGGTGAATGCTAGGAGAGGGGTTTCCTTCTCCTAGCTGCCTCAGACATCTTTCGTTTAGTTTCTTCAGTATGCTTTTTTCTTTTTTGAATTTTTGCTTTCTTGGAGATTTTTAGTTTTGTTTCGGATGACATAGGTAACCTACCCAACGAAAAACCAGCAGGTAGTATTTCATTTGCTCGAAGTTTTTTATTGATGGAACCATTGTTAATCCATTTTGTTCCAACATTATTGTCAGAAATCTTTTTTCTTGATAACGAATGATGAGTTTTTCCGTAAAAGGGATGTTCTTTACCTCTTTTTACTAAGGATAAAAATATCTCTCGCTTGGTTATGTTACCTGATAGACCTTGCCATGCATAGTAATCTTCTAACTTACCATACTGTTCATACAGTTTTCGATGTGCATCTGCGTGCTCTTCTACAGTAAGTTCTACTATGTTTGATGGGTCGTCGGTTCCTCCCATATGTCGAGGAACGATGTGGTGTTTATGATAAATAGTCATTGCTGATTCTCCTTAACAGAATTAGAGGTAGTGGGACTGCCATCCGCGACTACCAATTATTTATAAAATGGAGTTTTTATGTCAAGTAATATCAAATGTTTGAAGTTAATCAGCGGCGACGAGGTCATTGCTGATATTGATGAGGGGATCGAAGGACTTGTTATCCTGAAGAAACCTTTGCAAATTATGATGATTCCGAATCAGAACAATCAATTCGGAATCGGTCTCGCACCCTTCTGCCCATATGCCAAGGACGATATGGTTCCACTTCGTTCTGGTGCTGTCCTATCTATTTTTGAACCAGAAACTGGTATGTTGAATGAATATAATTCACGCTACGGTTCTGGTCTTGTTGTTCCGGAAAGTAAAATCATTATATGAAGAACTTAATCGCTGCTCTATTTCTATTTGCTCTGCCGACTGCTGCTAATGCGTCCCCATGTGATCAGTTCTATCCGAATGGTAAGGAAATCGTAGTTCCGAATACAGTTGTTCTTTGCAACTCATTCTTTGCTACAGTTTATGATGATGTGAACAACGCAACGGTATTCTCTACTGAGGTTGCGCAGGCACGTGTCGTGAAGGTTCCTAGAACAGATGACTTCCGTGCTGATAAGCGTATTGCTGACTCGCCAACTCCTGCTGATTACACAAACACTGGTTACGATCGTGGACACATGGTTCCTGCTGCGAATGCTGATGAAAAGCAGGAGATGTCGGACACATTCTTGATGACCAACATGACTCCACAGTTACCTTCAGTAAATCGCACTGCTTGGCGTCTACTTGAGGATCGTGTTCGCTCAGTTCCTTTCAAGTGGGTCGTTACAGGTGCATACTACAGTCCCAACCCAAAGCGTATCGGTAAGTCCAAAGTACCTGTTCCTGATATGCTTTACAAGGTTGCATTCTTCGAGAGTGGAAATGTTGCCGTCTATATCGTAGACAATCTAACACCTAAGTCACAGGTTTCAACCATGAAACTGGAAGAACTAGAAGCAAAGATTGGTTATAAACTGCGATAAATCCCTTTACTTTTGTTATGAAGTATAGTATATTAAGATTGAATTGATGAGGGATTTTTATGAAGTTTTACACATGCGCACACCAGTATGGTTCTAAGGTTTTAGTCCGAGGAGTCCATAATGGTGTGCGTTTTACTAGACGGGATGACTTCTCCCCGACCCTATTTGTAAAAGCAAAGGGAAAAGAGAAAACTCAGTACAAGTCATTGTTTGGTGAAGATCTTCAACCGATCGAGTTTGAAGATAACAACGCAGCAAAAGAATTTGTTCAGAACTATGGTAAGGTTGAGAACTTTGCTATCTATGGTCAGACTAACTATGGATACCAGTATATTACCAAGAAGTATCCTGGTGAAATTCAGTGGGATATCTCACAACTAAACATTCAGACAATCGACATTGAAACATCAGCGGAACATGGGTTTCCTGATGTCGCTAATCCGATCGAAGAAGTTCTCCTGATCACTGTCAAGAATTTGATTACCAGGCAAATCATCACATTCGGTTGTGGTGATTTCGATGACAAGTGCGAAACGATTACAACTCTTCGCGAACAAGGTAACAAGTTTCTATATGTCAAGTGCGATAATGAACGGGATCTTCTAGAAACATTCTTGCGTTTCTATACTGAGAACTATCCTGACATTATTACAGGTTGGAACTGCGATCTTTTCGATATTGCTTATCTAATCTCTCGGATCGAACGACTGTTCTGCTCCGAAGAAGATAGTACGATGAAGAAGAAGTTCTCTCCGTGGGGTCTTGTTCGCCGCAAGAATATTACGGTTATGGGTCGCGAGCATATCTCATATGAGATTACTGGTGTTGCGATTATTGATTACATCGATCTCTATAAGAAGTTTACCTATACTCGTCAAGAGAGTTATAAGTTGGATCATATTGCCAAGGAAGAACTTGGTAAGAAGAAACTCGAACACAACTATGAAACTTTCCGTGAGTTCTACAGTAAAGACTGGCAGAGATTCGTAGAGTATAACGTAATCGACGTTGAGATCGTTGACGAACTTGAGCGCAAGATGAAGTTGATCGAACTTATCTTGACTATGGCATACGATGCTAAGTGCAATTACGGTGATGTGTTCTCACAGGTTCGCACGTGGGATTGTATTCTCTACAATCACCTTCACAATCAGGGTATTCAGATTCCCCAAAAGAAGGAAAACCAAGGTCGTCAGATTGAAGGTGCGTTTGTGAAAGAACCAAAACCTGGACAGTATGACTGGGTTGTTTCGTTTGACGCTACTTCGCTGTATCCGTCAATCATTATGCAGTATAATCAGTCACCCGAAACTTTTGTTCAAGGTGTAGTCAAGGACACTACTGTTCGTGGTTTACTTGATAAGAAGTATGATCTTGACGACCTGAAGGAAGATGATTATTGTATGACTGCCAACGGGTATTGCTATACTCGAACTAAGCAAGGTCTGTTTCCTGAAATCGTTGAGAAGTTCTTTGACGACCGACAGCGATATAAGAAACTAATGATTGCAGCGCAGAAGGAATATGAACAAACCAAGAATCCTAAACTGCAAAATGACATCTCGAAGTATAACAACTTCCAGATGGCAAGAAAGATTCAGTTGAACTCGTTGTTCGGTGCGATGGGTAATGAATACTTCCGCTATTATGATGCTCGTATTGCCGAGGGCATCACTATGACTGGTCAGTATATCATTCAGGAAGTTGGTAAGGCACTAAACGATTATCTAAACAAGGTTGTTGGAACTAATGGACATGACTACTCTTTCTACAGCGATACTGATTCTTGTTACATTTCCTTGGACCCTCTTGTTCGTAAGTTTTATGGTAATCTATCTCGCGATCGGATCATTGACGTTCTCGATAAAATCTGCGAGGAGAAAATCACAGAGACAATCAACAAGAGTTGCGATCAACTTGCGGACTACACGAACGCATTTCAAAAGAAGATTGTCTTCAAACGTGAAGCGATCGCAGAACGTGGTCTCTGGGTTGCGAAGAAAAGGTATGCACTCAACGTCTATGACAACGAGGGTGTTCGATACAAAGATCCGAAACTCAAGGTCATGGGTCTCGAGATTGTTCGCTCGTCTACTCCGGCTCCAGTAAGAGCAAGTCTCAAGGAAGCAGTCCGACTCTGCCTGACAACCGATGAGGCAACTCTGCAAAAATTCATTGAACATACTCGTGGTCTGTTCAACAAGATGGAACCTGAAGAGATTGCGTTCCCACGAAGCGTAAATGGTTTGGTTAAGTATACTTCTCGAGCAGACATTTATGGCAAGGGAACACCGATGCATGTCCGTGGTGCTCTGATGTATAATCACCTCCTCGAGAAGCATAAATTAACTATGAAGTATGAAGCAATTCAAGAAGGCGAAAAGATCAAGTTCTTGTATCTGAAACAACCAAATACTATTCGTGAAAATTGTATTGCTTTTATCGGTAAAATTCCAAAAGAACTTGACATTCATAAGTATATAGATTATAATACAATGTTCGAGAAGAGTTTCTTGGAACCACTAAAACAAATTGTAGAAGGACTTGGTTGGAATACAGAACCAGTCGCAACGTTGGAGGATTTATTTGGATGAATGCGTTAATTGATAAAATCAAAAAGAACAGTACGATTAAGGAGACTAATGTTCTCTCTAAGAGTAAGTTGTTCAGTACGAAGGATCTGATCCAGACATCAGTTCCTGCGTTGAATGTTGCCTTGTCTGGTAAACTTGATGGTGGTCTGACTCCAGGTCTGACTGTTTTCGCTGGTCCATCGAAGCACTTCAAGACAGCGTTTGCTATGATGCTGGTGAAGAGTTTTCAGACCAAGTATCCTGATGGTGTCATTCTGTTCTATGACTCGGAGTTTGGTGCTCCTCAGTCATACTTTGAGAACTTTGGAATTAACACTGAGATGGTTATTCATACTCCGATTACCGATATCGAGCAGTTGAAGCATGATGTGATGCAGCAGATTAATCAGTTCGAGCGCAGTGACAATGTTATGATTGTCGTTGACTCTGTTGGTAACTTGGCATCAAAGAAAGAAGTTGACGATGCGCTGGACGGTAAGTCTGTTGCTGACATGACTCGCGCCAAGCAGATGAAGTCGCTGTTCCGTATGATCACGCCACACCTTACCATCAAGGATATTCCCATGGTCGTGGTCAATCATACTTACATGGAAATTGGTATGTTCCCGAAGGCGATTGTCTCTGGTGGTACTGGTATCTACTACTCTGCTGATAATATCTTCATCATCGGTCGCCAGCAAGAAAAGCAGGGAACTGAAGTAGTTGGGTATAACTTCATCATCAACGTCGAGAAGTCTCGTTATGTTCGTGAGAAGTCGAAGATTCCAATCGAAGTAACTTTCGAAGGTGGTATCAGTAAGTGGTCTGGTCTGCTTGACATTGCTCTTGAATCTGGTCACGTGATCAAACCAAACAACGGTTGGTATCAGCTTGTTGGTGAAGAAAAGAAGTATCGTTTGAATGATACTTACAATAAGGAATTCTGGTTGCCTGTTCTTACCGATCCCACGTTTGGTGATTGGATTGAGAAGCGATATCGCATGGCAGGTGGACAAATGATGGAGGGTGACAATGTGGACATTCCTGATGAAGATATTTCAGAAGAATACGAAAACTTGTGACCATTGTGGTTGCGGCATCAATCCTAAGAAAGATGCCGCAATCTGCCTTCATGGTGAAGAAAATGGTATTCCTTTCGAGACATACATTTGCGAACCATGTTGTGAAAAGATTTGTTTTGAATATGATGAAGTAGAAGGACTAGAAGTTGCAGAAGATCGAGACAGTTATCCTGAGTAAACTTTTCTCTGATGAAGATTATACCCGCAAGGTTATTCCTTTTATCAGACCAGAATACTTTCATGATAGTGCCGAACGAAAAATCTTTAATTATACTCGAGACTTTGTTGACAAGTATAATTCTCTTCCGACTGTCGAAGCGATTGAGATTGCTTTACAGAACGATCGGGCAATCAACGAGAAAGAATTTAAGAGTATCAATGAGAAATTAACACAACTTGATGACACTCTCGATGTGAATGAGAAGTGGTTACTCGAAGAGACTGAGAAGTTCTGTAAGGATAAGGCAGTCTATAATGCAATCATGCAGTCGATTCAGATTATTGATGGTGAAGACAAGCAACATACTCAAGATGGTATTCCTTCAATTCTCCAGGAAGCATTGAGTGTTTGCTTCGATAATAATGTCGGTCACGATTACCTCGATAACTCTGACTCTCGGTATGACTTTTACCACCGTGTAGAAAACAAGTTGCCATTCGATCTTGACATGTTCAACAAGATTACCAATGGTGGTCTACCAAACAAGACATTGAACATTGCTCTTGCTGGTACTGGTGTTGGTAAGTCACTGTTCATGTGTCACATGGCAGCAGGTGTTCTAAGTCAGGGTAAGAACGTTCTGTATATCACCATGGAAATGGCAGAAGAACGTATCGCTGAACGTATCGATGCCAATCTAATGAATGTAAACATTCAGGATCTCAAAGATATCTCTAAGTCTATGTTTGATAATCGGATTGATAAGATTCGTCAAAAGACTGAGGGTAAGTTGATCATCAAGGAATATCCGACTGCCTCTGCGCACGTTGGGCACTTCAAGGCACTGCTAAACGAACTGCAACTGAAGCGAAACTTCCGTCCTGATATTATCTTCGTTGACTATCTTAACATCTGTGCATCCAGTCGTTTCAAGGCAGGTGCTGGCGTCAACTCTTATACATATGTTAAGGCGATTGCTGAAGAACTTCGTGGGTTCGCAGTTGAGTTCGATCTACCAGTTGTTTCTGCCACTCAAACTACTCGTGGTGGTTATGCAAACAGTGACGTTGATCTTACTGATACTTCAGAATCATTCGGTCTGCCAGCAACTGCCGACTTGATGTTTGCTCTAATCTCAACAGAAGAACTTGAGAAGATGGGTCAACTTATGGTTAAGCAATTGAAGAACCGATATAATGACCCTGCTGTAAACAAAAGGTTCATGGTTGGTATCGATCGAGGCAAGATGAAGTTGTATGATTTAGAACTTTCTGCGCAAGCAGGTATAACTGATTCAGGTCAAGATGATGTTCCTGTGTTTGAACGCACACCAACAGGTTCTCGTATCAGGGAGTTGTCGAAATTTGACTTCTAATTTTATAGAACTATACCCAAACGCATTGAGCCTAGAAGATTGTCAACTTGCGTGCGAACGCATCGATGATATTATTTCAAGACCTGATCCTGGATCGTCTTGTGTTTTATCTGATGATTCTAGTAGAACTGATTGGAATATCTTTACTGGAAGTTATGGTTCGCTAAGATCCACTGAGGATAAAATTCTGCAAGCACTCGCAGTGACATGGAAACAATATGCTATAAAGTATGATGTTACTTCACGGTCAGTATATGAATTAATCTCTCCAGGTTGGAAGTTCCAACGATCTGAAGATGGTGGTGGGTTTCATCGTTGGCATTATGAGCAAGGATCTGGTAAAGAAACTCGTTCACGGTTTGCAGTCTGGATGTTGTATCTGAATACTGTAGACACTGGTGGTAAAACTGAATTCAAATACCAAGATCTTGCCGTCAAACCAGAGGCAGGAACTATGGTTATTTGGCCAGCATCATATACCCATGTTCATCGAGCGAATCCCGATTTAGTTGGTAACAAATATATTGCTACTGGTTGGTTTAATTTTCCAGAACCACTACAATTTAGATAAAATCGCTTGACAAATTCCAATAAGTATAGTATAACTGAATTGTAAATTGGTGCCATAGCTCAGCTGGATAGAGCAAGAGCCTTCTAAGCTCTAGGTCGTAGGTTCGAATCCTACTGGCATCGCCATTTTTTAAGGATAGATAATGACTGAAGAAACTCAAACTGATGAATTGAATCTCAAGTTGGTTGCGACCACTTTGATCTGGACCAATGCTGGTTCTGACGATATGCCTCTGTGGAGAGCAACGGGTGGTAAGGAATATATCATTGCTCGATTTAATTATGAACCAACTCTTGCTGAGATCGGTAAGGTTATGGACAGTAAGAGACACTTGATTGAAAATCATTATCCAACTCTGCACGAAACTCTTTCCGGTTGGCAACTGTATCTGAATCATACTATGACGCACAACGAATTTATGCAATACCATCTGACTGAGTCAGTGGATTTCCCTGCTACCGATCTTACTGTTGTGGATGCCACAGAGGAGATGGCAGGAATTGTCGAGCAATAATCTCACAATAATCCATACTTACTACAATGAAAAAACCCTACTCGAAACCCAAATCGAGAGGTGGAATGTTTACAATCAACCAGTAAACATTATCTTAATTGACGATGGATCGCAAAAGATTCCTGCGATTGATGTAATAAAAGAACATACTCTCAAAGACTATATCAATTTTTCTTTGTATAGAGT